GGACCGTCAAAGGTAGTAATTGCCATAATAACTCCGCGTTGTAGCGCATCCTCATACCGTCTCTACAAAGTCTGCTAGGTCAGTCGATATGAGTAGGAACCCTAGTTTAAACAGCATACAACAAAAAGGGGGGTTTTGATACCCCCCTTTTCTTACGCTCCTTGGCTTCCGAAGATCCCAAGAGGATCTGAGACGCCGAAGCTGTAACGCTCTCTTGCTTTGTAACGCACGTTACCGGTGTCGAAATCGCCGTCCATGCCGGTACTCATCGGTGTCCGCACAAAGTGCTTCAAACCGTTAGGTACATCGGTAGTCAGGAACCAGCCGTTGGTGTCAGTCAACCAGTGGTTGATCGTGAAACCCTCGGGGATTGAACCGTTGTTCTTCAATGCGTTGATGTCGTTGTTGTTGGTGCCGACACGAAGTTCGGTTTCCAACAGACGGGTTGCAACGAACTGAAGATTCGGGGGGATGATGAGTTTCCTGGGGCGTGCCGCAATCAGCAGATTGCGCTCATCGGTCCACGCAGCAATCTGGATCACTGCGTTTTCCAGCGAAGTCTCGTTGAGATCGGCCTGCGTCGATGGCGTATTGGAGTTGGTTCCGCCAGAAATCAGCGGGTGCGCCGTCGAAAACAGCGGCTGCCCATCACCATACGTTACCGTGGCTGCCCAACCGTAGTTGAGCGTTGCTGCTGCCTTGACCTGTTTGGTGTAGGCCATGCCGCGAGCAAGTGCCTTGGTATACCTTGCCGACAGACTGTCGTACAGGTTGTCTTCAATTGCCTCCTCGGTAATTGAAAACCCCATGGCAATCGTCTCGTGGGTGTAGCGAGCCGTCCATGCCTCTTGAGCATTGTCATACGCAATAGCCGCGCCCTCGTTTTTGACAGGGGCTGCACTAAAGCCAGACAGTTTGGTCTCTTCTTCAAAAGAACGCTCGGAAGTCTCGGTTTCGTAGATTTCCTTGTGTTCCTCTCCATAGCGGGCATACTCCAGACCGAACAAAGCGTTCAAGCCCGGAAGAAGCTCTTTCAATAGTTGTGCGCGTGAAATAGCCATGATTGCTCCTTACAGGCCGGTTGGGTTGTTATATGCATGCCCGCCAACGACCGTTGCCGTGCCGCTGCTGGGAGATACATACGGCGCATTGAATTTTACAATCGCCTCGGGGAAGTAAGTGGTTCCAGATGCTACAAACGCCGTATCCGGGATCAGATCTACAATCCGCAGGGGCAGCGTATCTGTCACCGCCGCCGAACTCAACAACAGCCCTTGCTGGGAATTTCCGCTCGTGGTATTGAGCGTATTGGCCACCAGGGCAATGTTGTTGTTGACGTTGGTGTAGGTGAGTCCGGTTGAGGCTGACACCACGGTTGTCCCGGTTACCACCACCGCCTGGAACAACTGATCCGGGTCATCGCAGACATACGCATAGATGAACGTGCCGGCTTTTACTCCGGTGCCGCTTGTCCATGACTGCGAAAACGTCGGCTGTCCTGTTACGGACGACGTGAACTGGCAACCCAGGAACACTCCTGCAAACCCTGTCACAGGCGCCGAAGTTGTTGCCGTGGTTACCTCCACCGTGCCGTCTGCTGCAAACTGCAGCGGATCGCCAAAACCAATGCTTGATGCGCCTGTTGCAATCCGGCGCTGCCGCGTGGCTCCTGCAAAGACCTGCCCGCCAATCAAATTAATTGGCTTGAGGCCGTAGGGTTTATCAATGGTCGGGTAGGACATTGCTGACTCCTAAAAGTTACTTTTTGCCAAAACTTACTTCGCTGCGCTTTTCACTAAACAGCGGCATACGGGCATCGCTTTGGCGTAGAAAATTGTTATCCACGCTTTGGCCAAGATGCTGGGCATGCTTTTGATAGTGCGCATTGCGCTGGTCTACCATCTCGACAGGCGCACGGCACAAAATCAAACCACCAACTTCAATGTTGCCGGTTTTCTTTTGATTGCTGAACAACGTCTTTTCAATCTCCGGGTAGTCTTCCCATTTGCAGGGTTCAAACCCGTCCTGATAGCGCGTTGATACATTCTTTGTATCTTCCTTGCCCAGCGTCGATGTGCGTACATACCGATGCTTCCACCCTGGACGCGGGTTGGGATCGGGCAATGCTGACGGCGGCTTCCACTGCCGTGGGCGCTGCTCGGATTCTCGTGTTTCTCTTGGTTCGCGGTTCATAGTTTTCCTTGTTCCCTTAGTTTTGCCACATTTTTTGCGTACTCTTCCAATGGTACACCCAATCGTTTCGCCATGTTGGCTTCCGATGCGGTAATACGGATTTTTTTGGAAGGAACCGACCTGGATGTCGGTGTTACAACTGTAGCAGAGCGTTTGTGTTCGCCCTGTTGGCCAAAATACTCCGGGAATTTTTCCCGCATGCGAGCGTCTATACGCTCGTAATACTCATCTGTTGCTGCATACATTTGGCCACGTTCGCGCACCAACTTCTTGTGTACGCCCATCGCAAAATGCGTCATTTCATCATCTACGCCAGGCTGACCTTCCTGGCCAAACCATTTATTGTCATTCTTCCACTTTTCTGCGCGCTTGTCAACTGGTTGTGGTTCCGCCTGTTGTTCTACAGGTGTTTCTTGCCGAATTGACTTGGCGCGTTCTGCGCGCATGATAGCACGGCTGAAATTTTCCTGCGCGGATGCAATTTTGTCGGCGTCACCAGTATAAAGTGCTTCTTTATACTTTGCCTTGAAATCTTCCAGTTCTTTTTCCGTTGCTGCCTGCATTGTCTTGATGAGCGTTGTTTCGCCCTTCGACAACAATTCTTTCATTTTTGCATTTTCATCTGCAATTTGCTTGGCATACGCCAATGCAGCTTCGCGCTCACGGATGGCATCTTCTTTTTCGCGGCGTTCATCATGCCTTGCCGCAGTAAGTTGTTGAATGCGCTTTTGAACTTTTGCCGAATACTGCGCAATCTCATCTTCGGGAATGTCGTTTTCTACGGACGCACGCGGCTCTTCTACAACTTCCACCTGCGTGTTATCCCCTTCTACTTCAATTTCCATCTTGTCATCCATGATGCTCTCCTTCATGCGCGGGTATAACCGCGTGGGTCTTGCACAACACCTTCGACGGTGTCGTCGTTAATCAAACGAAATTCGCGGTTGTGAATCCTGAACCGCGTTCCAGAAAATGCTCGCACCAGGACAAAATCGCCTTCCTTGCACCAAGGACCGCTTGGAAACTTCTCCGCGTCCTTGTAACAATCGGGGCCGAGTTTGACGACAAACAATACAACTGTACTGAATTCCTCAATTTTTGTCACGCTGTCGGGTTTGAGAATCCCGTTTTCAAACTTGTCCTCTATTTCTGGTAACGCGCATAGGATCCTGTAACCGCTTGGATCCGGCAATTGCGTTGCATCACTCATCTTGGCTTATCCTTTGTGCAAGGTCGTTATTGATACGCTTTGCGACCATGAGACCTTGAATCTGCCCGCAAAGAAATTTGTACTCCTCCAGTGATGAAACTCCTTGTATCACTGTTTTTGATACATAGTCAATCTGCTTGTTAATTTCCGAGTCTATCGCCTCCCAGTATTTCATTTAGTTTGTCCTTCTAATTTTGCCGCAGTATCAAGGAGTTTTGTCTGGTTGTTCATGTTGCTTATGCGCTCCTGCGTGGCCAATCGTTCTTTTTCAATCATCATTTGCTGTTGTTGTGCCTGTTGTTTCAGGGCAAGATTGGCCTGATCGGTAGCGGCTTGGCGCTCTTCTTTTTGAGCTTTGAGTTTCAATTCCATCTGCTGCATTTGCACAATCGGGTCTTGGGCGACCTGCTGATTTTGTTGCTGCTGGAATTGTTGGGTATTTTTTGCCAGCAATTGTTGCGCTGCTTGTGCTGTCAGGCGCGACAGTTGTACTTCAAAGTCTTCTGGCAGTGCGGTATTGGGCGCCGGCAGCGGAACGCCAAGTTCATTTTCCAGTCGGCGACGGTATTCAAAGGCAAGGTGTTCATTGATGTGTGCCATTGCCGCTGCCAGCATTTGTTGTGCCATCGGGTTTTGTTGCATTTGTTGGCGCAGCATCGGGTCTTGCAGTGCCGCTGTGTGTACCGCGATATGTGCTTCGTGATCCTGATAGACAAATGCCTTGACAGGTTTCATGTTGATCAGGGCCATGTTTTCTGACACCGGATCTTGCGGGTCCATATCGTTGGTTGCCGGAATAAGCTTTTCGATTTCCTTGATTCCCAGCACTGTCAACATTCTTTTGTGCAATTCCGGGATGTTGTAGATTTGCGGTGCTGTTGCGGCAAGCTGCAACACCGCCTGATATTGCGTGACCCGTTGGGCCAGTGTTGTTGCATTTGGGTCGCTTACCGGAATGACATCGACGTTGTCATAATCGGCCTGTTTGGCAGCCCTTCCAAGCGGGGCGTCCACTTCGTAACTGTACTTTGCGGGAAGATAATCGCGGATAATTGCTGCAAGCAATTTGAATTCCTGCCGCATGGAATAATGCAGCCGCGCTTGTACTGCCGACATTACTTTGAGGGTACGCTCCAAGACTGCCAGCGTTGTACCCACGGGCGTGTTTGCACTCAGATCGCTGATCTGCATGTCAGCGGTTGCTGCAAATCTTCTTCCCTCCTCGACAATGGTTTGCAGCAATTGATACAACACCTGACTTGGTTCCTTGTAAGGCAAGGGCAAGATGTTGTCTTTGATGGATCCTGATGGAACATCGACATCCCGAAACTCTCCAGGGGCAATCGGGGTGTCATCGCCCTTGACCCGCAGTCCACGTGATTTCAGCCCGCCTGGGAGATTGGACAGCGTCCCGGCATCGACAAGTTGCCGGATCAATGATGTCCCCGACTTGGCAAACCCGCCCACGAGGTGGATCAGCCCAAATCCATAGAATCCAAATCCTGGTATATATATATAGTGTGTGTAGTGCATCCGCTTGAGTTTGAGCGGGTCGCCTTCATACCAGTTGCGCCGGATGGCAAGGATTCTTGATGTGCCCTTGTCCATCGTCACAATGTATGGCAAGGCAATCCCGGTCGGGCCGCTTTCATCCACATCTTCAAATCCGGCCAGATCCAGTTCTACACACATCTCCAAGATGCGGTAGCGGTCGTCCATTGTGGCCGACATTCCCTGCTCTTCTGCTTTTCGTTTCTCCACATCGTCAATAACCGACGATGGTTCTCCCAGGTCGATGTCTCTCCACATCCCCGCATGCTGCAATTTTTTCACATCGTTTTTGGTCTTGCGCATGATCTGGGTGATGCGCTCGGCAGACCTCAAGTCGCTTGCGCCATACGGCACCACAATATCTTCTGCCGGCACAAACATCGACACCTGTCTGGCCAATCCGGGGTCGTAATACACTTTCTTGAATGCTGAACCCGCCAGGGCCAGGGACCACAACATCTTTTCATGTTCCGGGCGATACTCTGGCATTTGTTCTGTCAGCCGCCAGTTCATATCATTTTTCACGCGCTCTGCGGCATCTTCCTTTTCCTTGGTGGCTTTGCCCACAATCTGGGTTTTTACTGGACCCGATGCAGGAAAAGTTTCCATGATCGACTCTGCCTGGAATCGCACCGCTGCTTCCGACAGCAGTGGATAAAATACACCGCACGCCCCCGGCCACGGTTCGGTACGGTCTTCGTATTTCATCCCAAGAAGTTTCAACCCATCCACATACGTATCTACCCATTCCTTTCGGGATGATTGGTCGGTTTCAAAATCTTCCAACAAATCCGATGCGATATTTTGCAAATCTTTTTCGCTCATGTGTTCTGCAAGATTTGCATCATGGCTTTCTGGTACTGACGTTGCAATACCAAGAATAATTTCCACATCCGGTTCCTGCATATTTTCATCAGGGACAATTTCTATTTCCATGACATCATCCATTATCTGTCCTTAATAATATGCAACGCGGCGAGGTGGGCTGCTTTCCCATTCATCGTCGGATTTCAGCGTCACAAACCCGCCCTGCCGAAACCGCAACAATGCCTGGGTTGTACTGTCCACCAGATCATCGTGTTCGCCCGCGGGGAAGGCGGCTATTTCTTCGATCACTTCGTCGGCAAATTTTCTGTCGGGCGCCCATACCCTGCCTGATGCAAAAAGATCTGCCACAGCGTTGAGCCGCACAATCTTATCATTGCCACGCGTGGGGGTAAATTCGCTCACCGGTATTCCCATTTTCCGCAATTCAAATACCAATGGGGATCCTGCTGCTTTTGCTTCCACTAAAAACACATCCGGCTGCCATTCCATGTAGGTTTTATACGCAACTTCCTTGAGTTCTGGAAATTCATAGCGGTCTTTGAACGCATCCAACAATATCACATTTGTATCATCGTCTTCTGTTGTCCAGACGCCCCATGTTGTACATGCACTGAAATCTGCCCGTGTGGACTTCAAGAAAGCAGTATCCCAGCTTTGTATCACAAAATCACATGCCGGCGGTTTGTCTTTCTTCCATATCTTCCACCATTGTCGTTTGACAATCGCGCCTTCTTCTGCCGTCGGTTGTTGCTGGTATTGTGCATTCCACTTTGCTACGGGCAACTCTTCTTTCAGCCGCAGCATTTCTTCCAGTTTCCAAAACTCTGGCCACAGGTTTTTCCCTGATGGCAGAATCGCTGGAAGTTCAATCACCCGCCACTCATCTCCTCCGCGGGTTGCACTGGCTTTCAATACCTGCCCTGTCAGATCTCTGATTCCCCAGCGTGTCATGACCAGGATAATTCGCCCGCCCGGTTGAAGCCTCTGCCGCGGGCCAGACGTATACCACTCATACACCGCATCAAACACTTCCGGCTTGAAACTTGCAATCTTTGCTTCCTGCTCACTATGCGGATCATCAATAATCAACAAATCCGCACCCTTTCCTGTAACCGCCCCACCCACACCAATAGCAAAGTATTCGCCGTTTTTGCTTGTTGACCATCTCCCCGCGGCCTTGGAATCCTGCTGCAATTTCACATCGTCAAAGATTTTGTTGTATTCAGCAGAATTCACCAGGTTTCGTACTTTTCTCCCAAACCCGACTGCAAGTTCCGCAGTGTGGGAAGTCTGGATGATCTTCCTATCCGGAAAGTTCCCAAGAAACCAAGACGGCAGCAAATAACTTGCAAACTCCGACTTGGTATGCCTAGGCGGCAAATTGATAATCAACCTCTTACATGTACCAAACACCACATCTTCAAACGCCGATGCCATCAACTTGTGATGTTGACCACCAATAAACCCCGGCCAGAATGCTTTGACAAACTCCAGGAAAGATGTCTTGACCTTCTTGGTGTTTTCCTCATCCTCCAACATCTGCAATTCTTGCAGTAGCAACATCTGCTCCTGCTTGGACAGCAAGTGCATTTTTTGCAGCGCCAGCTTGGCCAGACTTTTAAGGTCGTGCATACGGCGGAGGTGTTTTTGATGGCCGCACACTGCGTGCTTTCCTGGGATCCCGCTTCAAATACCCCATCTTGCACATCTTTATCACACAACGATGCACCACCGACTTGTGGCTCAACTGCAAAATAAACCGCAAGTCATCATAACTCGGCCCGCATTTGTATTGCTCCCAAAAGCAACAGACCGCTTGATAGATATCACTCTCCAGTCTGGTCACGACCCCTCCTAAACCTCTCCCTAAACTCCTCCAATGGCATCTCCTGTACAGGCGCCACACCAAACTTCTTGTACCACCTTTTCGGATCTTCCCATATAGGCACTTTTTCTTCTTTTTCTGACTCTGTTGCAGAAATCATCCCCTCCAACCTCTGTACTTCTCTCTCAATTTCAACACTTACACCTTCATCATCACAATTTCCATCTATTTGCCCTTCGCTACTATGCAGATTTTCCCCTGTTTTTTGCAAAACGGGGTCTCCGCTCGGTGGAGGAATGTCATTTTTTGCCGTTTTGGTCTTTTTTGCCCTGGTTTTGTGAGGCTTTTTTGCGGTTTCGTCAATTTTATGCTGATTATTGACATCTTCCGTCGGCAAGTGTAACGATTTCTGATGATTTTTGGCGTTTTGCGAAAAATCGTTGTACTGGCCCGGTGGGCAAAGTTCATTTTTGCCAAAACCGCCATGGTTTCCTAACTTTTCCTCTTCACCAATATCTACATTTTCATCCAAAATTTCATTTTCATAATATATATTTTTTTTACTAAACTCATTATTTTTACTACCGGGGGGGTCATTTTGTAATTTTTGTGGTGATTCGGGGGGAATAATGGGGCTAGACGTCGCCCGCGATGCCCGGCCTGTTTGGGCCTCCCCCGGTGTGGTAGGGGTCGCCTCCTGAGCCTCCATCGTACCATCCGTCAGTACAAACCGCCGTAGCTTGCTGACCAGTGC